CAGGATATCTAAGTGGTAATAATCAAGTTAGAGTAAACTTTGTAGAGGCGACACAATCTCAAACAAATATAACTCCTCAAGCAATGGTTGATGTAATTAAGACGAATGTTACTTCGGGTAAAAATAATATTACTAACAAATATTTGGCGTTTGTTACAATGTATCTTGAATCTTACCAAAGTAATCAATTCTCAGCGTGGAATAATAATTATGCAGGTGCTAAATTAAATTACTCTTGGCCTGGTAACTTAAGAAATTATTTTAATCAAAATTATTTATGTTTAGAGCAAAAAAGTGGTGTATATGCACCTTACGCCACATTTGATAATGTTGATAATGTTTGTAAATTATTGAATGACTATTGGGGTAATTACTCAGGGGTTAAAGTTTCCGCGGAAAATTTGGCTAAATTGTGGATAACTAAGTGGAGTAAAAAGAGAATTAGTGACGCTGACTTTGAAAAATTTAAGAAGAATAATAAAACAAAATATGACGCAATAGTTTCAACTGTAAATGAAGGTATTGATTTGGCGTTTACATTAAAACTGTAAAATTTGGTAATTTTAATTAAACCGAGATATTTATAATAAAAAATATTATGGACACAAAAACTTTGTTAAACAATTATTTAGGTAAGCAAGTAAGAACTACCGAGAAAGATATGGGAGATGGAACTAAACAAGTTTGCGATTTGGATAGTGGGGATTGTTATACTGTTAGAATGAAAGACGGTTTAATCGAAAGAGTTGACCACGTAATGTCAAGAAATAAAAAAGTTCAAGTTGAAACACTTACAGGTGTTAAACAATTATTAAACGGATAATAAGATGGCGATAGATAGAAAAATTTTAGAAGAATTAAATAGATACAATAGTATTAACAAATATATTGTTGAACAAGATGAGTTAGCGGGTGGTTTACCACCAGCACCTGAAGGAGATGTACCACCAGCACCTGAAGACGCTGCTGCGGGAGCTCCAACAGCACCACCAGCACCTGAAGGAGATGTACCACCAGCACCTGTTGATGTTGAAAATGACCCTGACGTTGAAAAAATTGATTCAGAAGGTAAAGGTGAAGAATCTACAGATGATGAAGATTCGGAAGAATTAGACATTACAGAATTAGTTAATTCACAAAAAGATATTAGTCAAAAACAAGACCAATATTTTGAACAATTATTTGGACACCTTGAAAATTTAGAATCTAAATTAGGTGAGATGGACCAACTTATGAATAAAGTTAATTCATTAGAAGATAAATTAGAAAAATATCGCCCAAAAACTCCACAAGAAAAATTAGAACTTAGAAGTTTAGACTCAGGTCCTTATAATCAAAAATTATCTGATTTCTTTGTTGATAAAGAAACTGAAATGGAAAAATCAGGTAAAAATGAATATGTTTTAACTACTGATGACGTTGAGAATTTTACACCATCAGAAATTAAGACATCTTTTAGTCCTGAACCTAAAAAGAATTTCGGGTTTTAAGTTTGACAAACCGGATAATTGGTTATATATTTGAGTATACAAAAACTTAAATTTTAAAAACAATTATTATGATGTCAACATTAGATTCTGTCTTAGCTCAGTACGAGAAGTCACAACAGTCAGGAGGTAGCTCCAACAAAATGTCTATGGATGAACGCATGAAGAAGTATTTCGCGGCGATTCTCCCACAAGGACAAAACTCAGCTCAAAAACGTATTAGAATCCTACCTACAAAAGACGGTAAATCACCGTTTGTTGAGGCTTGGTTTCACGAAATGCAAGTAGGTGGTCAATGGAATAAACTTTATGACCCAGCAAAGAACGACAACGAGCGTTCTCCATTAAGTGAAGTTCACGAAGAACTTACCTCAACAGGTAAAGAGTCTGACAAAGAACTTGCAAAACAATACAAACCACGCAAATTTTACATTGTTAAAGTAATCGACAGAGATAAACCTGAAGACGGTGTTAAATTCTGGCGTTTCAAACACAACTACAAAAATGAAGGTGTGTTAGACAAAATCATTCCTATTTGGAGAAACAAAGGTGATATTACTGACCCTGAAAAAGGTAGAGATTTAATCATTGAGTTGGCTAAAGCTAAAACACCTAAAGGGAAAGATTATACAATCATACAAACAATTATGTATGATGATGCTCAACCATTACACGAAGATAAAGTACAATCTGATGCTTGGGTTAATGACGAATTAACTTGGAGAGATGTCTATTCTAAAAAACCAACTGATTATTTAGAGGCAATTGCACGAGGAGAAACTCCACGTTGGGATTCTGAAAAAGGTGGTTATGTTTATGGTGATAGTTCATCTGAAGAATTCAGTATGGGAGGTGGTTCAAGTGTATCTTCTTACAAAGACCCACAAGAGAATGCAGAACCTGACCAAGATATGCCATTCTAATATTACTAATGAGTTTAGATAATTATTTAGACCAATGTCTAAAATAATGTCTAAACTCTTATTTTTTAACTAAAAAAAACAATAATTTAGACATTTATGGCAATTAAGAAAAACGATTTTAAATCGATTAAAGATAAGTTCTCTACATCTGCGAAATATAAACCACAAAGATTCTTTGATTTAGGTACTGACTTTTTGGATGCGGTAGGATTACCAGGTCCGGCTATTGGACATTTGAATATGTTCTTAGGACACTCCGATACAGGTAAAACAACTGCGTTGGTAAAAACTGCGGTTGATGCTCAGAAGAAAGGGATACTTCCTGTGTTTATCATTACTGAACAAAAATGGAGTTTTGAACACGCAAAACTTATGGGGTTTGAATGTGAGGAAGTAGTTGATGAGACAACAGGTGAATTAGATTGGGATGGTTTCTACATCTTCAATAATAACTTTGACTATATTGAACAAATTACGGATTATATTAATTCATTGTTAGATGCACAAGAAAAAGGTGAGTTAGATTATAGTTTATGTTTTATGTGGGATTCTGTTGGTTCAGTTCCTTGTAAAATGACATTTGAGGGTCGTGGAGGTAAACAACATAATGCAGCGGCATTAGCTGATAAAATAGGTATGGGTATTAATCAACGTATATCGGGGTCTCGTAAGGCGGAATCTAAATATGAGAATACTTTAATTATAGTTAACCAACCTTGGGTTGAGTTACCTGATAATCCATTTGGACAACCTAAAATTAAGGCTAAGGGTGGTGAGGCGATTTGGTTAAACTCATCTTTGGTATTCTTATTTGGTAATCAAAAAGGTGCTGGTACTACTAAAATAACCGCTACTAAAGATAAAAGAACTATTAAATTTGCGTCAAGAACAAAAGTATCTGTTATGAAGAATCACATTAACGGGCTTGGGTATGATGATGGTAAGATAATTGTAACCCCACACGGGTTTATTGCGGGTAAAGATACTGCTGAGGAAAAAACTAATATAGAAAAGTATAAAAAAGAATATGCTGACTATTGGAAAGATATTATTGGAACTGATGGTGATTTTGATTTAAAAGAAGAAAAAGAAGATATTGGGTAAATAAGTTGTGTCATTATACAAATCCCCAACCCCTATGGGCTGAAGATAATTTGAAGAAGAGTAACAAGATTTTATAACGAATAAATAAAAATAAGTGACCAAAACATTATTAGTTGACGGTAACAATTTACTAAAAATAGGATTTCACGGGGTAAAAGATTTTTACCATAAGGGGGAACACGTTGGAGCCATCTGGCACTTCATTAATACCCTCCGTAAATTCATTGAAGAATATAATTACGATAAGGTGGTTGTATTTTGGGATGGAGAAGGGAGTTCTTCGGCAAGAAAATTATTATACCCTCAATATAAAGAAAACAGACATTCGGGTCCCAATGTTTATAAAGAAGATTCTTTCACACAACAGAAAGAAAGGGTTAAACAATATTTGGAAGAAATGTTTGTAAGACAGATAGACATTGACAATAATGAGGCTGATGATTTAATAGCGTATTACTGTCAAGTGTCTCCTGACGAAAATAAGACTATATTTTCAGGTGATAGAGACTTAACACAATTAATATCGGAACGTGTCTCTATCTACTCCCCAAACACTAAGACGATGTATAAAAATGGTGATAAGATTAAAATTTATCATTATGAATTTCCACATCAAAACATTAAGACTTATAAAATATTATCGGGAGATAAATCCGATAATATAGATGGTATCTATTACTTAGGAGAAAAAACTTTGGTTAAATTATTTCCTGAGTTACTTGAAAGTGCGGTAAATGTTTCTGATATTTTAACAAAGGCTCAAACGTTATTTGAAACAGATAAAAATAATACTGCTTTAAACAACTTGTTAACAGGAAAAACAAAAACAGGAATTTATGGAAATGAATTCTTTGAAATCAATGAAAAAATAGTGGATTTGTCAAATCCTTTAATAACTGATGACGCCAAACAATTGGTTGAGTTATATTACCGTGAGAGTTTAGACCCTGATGGTAGGGGGTATAAAAACCTAATGAAGATGATGATGGAAAACGGACTCTTCAAATATCTTCCAAATACGGATGATGCGTGGATTAACTTCCTTAAGCCGTTTATGAAATTAACAAGAAAAGAAAAAAGAAATTTTAATACAAACAAAATATAAAAATGAGAGAACAAGAAATGACAAAAATGGAGTTCCTTTTAACGTTGAATGATAGAATCATTGTACAACGTTTTTACAATGTAAGAGGTTATAATTCCGAGGCAAAAAACTCAATTGAATTCTATGAGTTTATTAAAGAAATTAAAAATGATTTACATTATGATTTGAAAATGAAGACCGTAACGTATATGGTTGATAATATGAATCAAATTATTGAAAATGCAAACGTTTTAAAAACATCGATGACGGAAGACGATGAAAATTTTAATTTGTATATTAAGGTTGGAGACGAGACAATTTGTCACAGACAATTTAATGCTAAAATGTACCCTCCAAAGGTAAGATATACTGTTGACGTACGTCCATACCTAAAAAATATACTAAAGGGTTTAACTGACATTTTTTCAGACGAAAATTTAACTTACGAATATCTCGGACTTCCACTTTCGGTATAGTATTTATCAATTACACAAACAAAATAGAGTATGAATTCAGGCAAAAATTTTAATTATTTAGGGGAAACTTTCCAACTACAACTTCTTAATCAAGTTATCTTAGATAAAGAATTCGCTCGCTCAATTATTGATGTTATTGAACTAAACTATTTTGAAAATAAGTATTTTAAATTAATCATTCAGATGGTTAAAGAATACTACAAAAAGTACGAATCAAGTCCTTCTTTTGAGACATTGGGTCAAATTGCTAAGTCAGAATTCCAACAAGAGTTGGCTGCTAAAATGGTGTTAGATACGATTAACAAAGTTGCTGAAGCACCTCTTGAGGGTAGTACTTATGTTCAGGAAAAGGCTTTAAAATTCTGTAAACAACAAGAGTTACAGAAGGTTATGACAAAGGCTCAAAAAATTATTGATGGTGGGGAGTTCGAAAACTACGATACTGTTGAAGAAATGGTGAGTAAAGCGTTACAAGTTGGAGAAATTGATAAAGGTACAGAAGATGTATTTCATAATTTAGATGAGGTTCTAAATGATGATTATAGACATCCCGTTCCTATGGGAATACCAGGTATTGACAAACTACTTAAAGGTGGTTTGGCAAAAGGAGAAATTGGTGTTATATTAGCACCGACAGGTGTAGGTAAATCTACATTATTGACAAAAATTGCTAATAACGGATTTAACTTAGGTTATAACGTATTACAAATATTCTTTGAGGATAATCCGAAGATTATTCAAAGAAAACATTTTACACTTTGGACAGGAATTGCTCCTGATGATATGTCAAATAGAAAAGAGGAAGTGATGGAAAAGGTTAGAGCTATTAAAGAATCTATGACGAACAAATTAGTTCTTAAAAAATTACCATCGGATACTCTAACTATGATGCAAATCAAAAACCAAGTTAGAAAGATGATTGCTGAGGGGAATAAGATTGATATGGTTCTTTTGGACTATATTGATTGTGTTGTACCTGACAAAAATCTTGGAGACGAGTGGAAAAGTGAAGGTTCTGTGATGAGAGGTTTTGAAGCGATGTGTCACGAGTTGAACATTGTTGGATGGACGGCAACTCAAGGTAATCGTTCATCGATATCTTCAGAAGTTGTAACTACAGACCAAATGGGGGGTTCTATTAAAAAAGCGCAAGTTGGACACGTTATCATTTCCGTGGCTAAAACTTTACAACAAAAAGAAATGAAATTGGCGACTATTGCTATCACTAAATCTCGTATTGGTTCCGATGGTGTTGTATTTGAAAACTGTAAGTTCGATAATGAACTTATTGAGATTGATACTGAAAGTTCAGTTACATTCTTAGGTTTTGAGGAACAAAAAGAAGAACAAAAAAGAGATAGAGTAAAAGAACTCTTGGAAAAAAGAAAACAAAGAGAACAACAAAAACAATCTTAAAAAAAAAATTATTATTATGGAAAAAATATTGGTAGAAAATCCCAACAGGTTCGTTATCTTTCCTATTGAACACAACGATATATGGGAATATTATAAACAACATCAAGCTGCGTTTTGGACGGCTGAAGAAGTAGACTTATCAAATGATATTAGAGATTGGGAAAACTTATCAGATAATGAGAAATATTTCGTTAAAAACGTATTATCATTTTTTGCTGCGTCAGATGGTATTGTTAATGAAAACTTAGCAGAAAACTTCTTAAAAGAAGTTCAATACCCTGAGGCGAAATTCTTTTACGGGTTCCAACTTATGATGGAGAATATTCATTCGTTAATGTATTCATTATTAATTGACACTTACGTTTCAAATCCGAAAGAAAAAGACGAATGTTTCCACGCAATTGATAGATTACCTGCAGTACAGAAAAAAGCTAATTGGGCTTTGAATTGGATTAAAAATGCTACGTTTGAAGAAAGATTAATTGCGTTTGCCGCAGTTGAAGGAATTTTCTTCTCAGGTTCATTCTGTTGGTTAAAATCAAGAGGACTTATGCAAGGATTATGTAATGCTAACTCTTTAATTTTTAAAGATGAAAACTTACATTGTGATTTCGCAATTCATTTATTAAATAATCATATTGAGAACAAACCAACTGAAAAAAGAATCAAAGAGATTTTATTATCGGCTTTGGAAATTGAGAAAGAATTTATAACTGAGTCACTACCGGTTTCACTTATTGGTATGAATTCAAATTTAATGAAACAGTATTTAGAATTTGTTGTTGATGGATTGTTAGTTAAACTTGGTTGTAAAAAAGAATTCAATGTTGAACAACCATTTAAATTTATGGAACAAATTGCTGTTGAAACAAAAGGTAACTTTTTTGAATCAAGAACAATGGAATACCAAAAAGCTAAACTTGGGGAATCACTATCATTTACGGATGATTTTTAATAAATAAAAATAAAAAATATGTCATTAAAAATAACTAAAAGAGAGGGAGACGATGTGGCGTTTAATCCACAAAAAATATATCAAAGAATAAAACGAGCATCGAAAGGTTTGAACGTTAATTCTGATGAAATATTCATTAAAGTGATTACTTCAGTACCAACTGAAGGATTAGTCACAACAAAAGAACTAGATAAATTAATATACGAGATTGCTGCGGCATATACTGGTAGTCATCACGATTATTCAAGATTGGCATCATCTGTTGCGATTTCGTCATATCATAAAGAAACTTCAGATAGTTTTTCTGAAACTATGAAATTCTTATGTGATGAAGGTATTGTTAACGATAAGTTAATTGAGATTATAAATAACTATGGTTCTGATAAAATAGATTCGGTTATTAACCACGATAACGATTATAATTTTGATTACTTCGCTTGGCGTTCATTACAAGAAATGTATTTGTTGAAAACACCAAAAGGTAAAGTAGTCGAAAGACCTCAACATATGTATATGAGAGTTGCTCTATGGGTAACTAATACGTTTGAGGAGGCGGTTGATTATTATCAGTCGTTGTCAAATCAGTTGGTATCTAAGGCAACACCAATTATGATTAATGCGGGAACTAAAGTTCCTCAATTAGCATCTTGTGTATTACATTACAACAATTCAGATTCTCGTCAGGGGTTATTAGAATCATTTAGTGATATCTCAACTTATTCATCTGATGCGGCAGGTATTGGATTGTGTATGTCTAATATTCGTAGTAAAGAAAGTCGTATTAACTCATCAGGAGGATTTGCTGGAGGATTATTAAAATACTTAAAAATTGTAAATGAAGGTTTAAGATTCTTTAATCAACAAGGTAGAAGACCTGGTAGTGCGGCGATTTACTTAGAACCTTGGCATAAGGATATTATGGACTTACTTGATATTAAAAAGAATACCGGGGCTGAAGAATTAAGAGCGAGAGATTTATTTACGTCATTATGGATTCCTGATAACTTTATGAATGCGGTTAGAAATAATTCTGATTGGTACTTGTTCTGTCCTAATGATATTCTTAAAGCGGGTATTAAACCTTTACAAGAATGTTTTGGTGATGAGTATGAAGAAAACTACAACAAAGCGGTTCAAATGGGGTTAGGTAAAAAAGTGAGTGCTCAAAATATTTGGAATAAGATTATAGAATCACAAGTTGAAACTGGTGTTCCTTATTTATGTTCTAAGGACAGTGCTAACAGAAAAACAAATCATCAAAACATTGGAGTGATTAAACAATCTAACCTATGTAATGAGATTTACCAATATACTGATGAAGAAACTACGGCAATCTGTACACTATCTTCTATGGTTTTAAAGAACTTCATTGTTAGTGGTAAGTTTGATTATCAATTATTATTTGATGAGGTTAGAAAAGTTGTTAGAGCGTTGAACAATGTTATCGATAAGAATAATTATTCAACTGAAAAAGGACTTAAGGGTGGTTTAGAACAAAGGGCGATTGCTATTGGTACACAAGGACTAGCTGACGTATTCTATTTAATGGATTACATTTTCACTTCTGAAGAGGCGAAAAAATTAAACAAAAATATTTTTGAAACTATCTACTTAGCGGCAATTACTGAAAGTAATCAGTTATGTAAAGATGGAAAATATAAACCATATAAATTCTTTGAAGGTTCTCCAATGTCAAAAGGAATATTCCAATTTGATATGTGGGGATTAAAAGAAACTGAATTGTTTTGGCCTGAGTCAAAATGGATGGAACTTAAAGACAGTGTTGAAAAATATGGGGTTTGTAATTCATTATTTACTGCACAAATGCCTGTGGCTTCTTCAGCGAAGATTACGGGTTCATTTGAAATGACAGAACCAGCTCACTCGGCGTTATTTAATAGAAGAGTTGTTGGTGGTGAAATTATGATTGTTAACAAATATCTAATTAATGATTTTGAAAAATTGGGAATTTGGTGTGAGGATTTGAAAAACGAAATCATATTAAATGAAGGTTCAATCCAAAACATTAATTTTAATACTTACCTTGATGTTGAAGATAAAAACCATAGTAAAAAAGTTGAAAGAATCGAACATTTAATTGATAAGTATAAAACGATTTGGGAAATCTCTCAAAGAGAATTGATTAATATGGCGGCTGACAGAGCTCCTTTTATAGACCAATCTCAATCAATGAATATCTATATGTCTAATCCAACTTTATCAAAAATATCGTCATCTCACTTCCATTCTTGGGAAAAAGGATTAAAAACTTTATGTTACTATGTAAGAACAAAGGCGATATCTACAGGTGCTAAACATTTGGCGGTAGACATTTCAAAATCTATACAACCTAAAATGGAAGTTCCAAAGGTGGATTATAGTAATATGAATTTACCACCAAAACCAGCGGGAATTGATATTGAATGTTTTGGATGTTCATCTTAATTAAAATATAATTACAATAATCACGACGTAGTGTCGTGATTTTGTTTTTTAATCTATTTATAAGAAATAATTACGACACTATATTTATAATATATGGCAAATGGTAGAACATATGGTATTGCGTTTCCTTTCAATGATTCCACAGATGGAAAGTATTTGAAATTAACACAAACTGCCAATGATGAGATTAGAACGGATTTAATACACCTTTTATTAACTAGAAAAGGTTCAAGATACTTTTTACCTGATTTTGGTACAAGGTTATATGAATATATTTTTGAACCACTAGATAGTCCAACATTTAATAACATTGAGTCAGAAATAAAACAATCTTGTGAGAAATATTTACCACAATTATTAATAACAAATATTTCAATTAAAGCTGCGGAGAGTGAGGAGGCGGATATCATTGTAACCACAAATGGGGATGCTATTGATAGAAGTTACACAATGCCAGGATTGAATAGTGCAGAGTATACTGCAAAAGTTAGAATTGATTATACGATTACAGATGATGTATTTGGTTCTAAAGATTTCGTAATTTTAAATATTTAAAGAATATGGCAGAAAAAAGAATATCATACACGGTAAGGGATTTCCAATCAATTAGAACCGAGTTAATAAATTTTACAAAAACTTATTATCCTGAGTTAATTGATAATTTTAATGATGCGTCAGTTTTCTCGGCGTTCTTAGATTTAAACGCTGCAATATCGGATAACTTACATTTTCATATTGATAGAAGTATTCAAGAAACTGTTTTGCAATACGCTCAACAAAAATCATCAATATTTAATATTGCCAGAACTTACGGTTTAAAATTACCGGGACAACGTCCGTCAGTATCTTTAGTTGATTTATCAATTACAGTTCCTGCTAACGGGGATAAGGATGATGAAAGATATGAAGGGTTATTGAGAAGAGGTAGTCAGTTTATTGGTGCGGGACAAATTTTTGAAAATATTTACGATATTGATTTTTCTTCACCGTATAATGCTCAGGGATATCCTAACAGATTAAAAATACCTAACTTTGATGGTAACAATATATTAATTAACTATACGATAACTAAAAGAGAATTGGTGGTTAATGGGGTTACTAAAGTTTTTAAACAAGTAATTGCAGCAAATGACGTTAGACCTTTTTATGAGATATTTTTACCTGAAAAAAATGTTTTAGGAGTTACTTCGGTTCTTCAAAAAGACGGTACAAACTACGCTAACGTACCAACGGCTCAAGAATTTTTAAGTGAAGTTGGTAGATGGTATGAGGTTGATGCTTTAGCTCAAGATAGAGTTTTTATTGAAGACCCAACAAAACCAACTGATATGCCGGGGATTAAAGTTGGTAAGTATGTTAGAACTAATGATAGATTTATTACAGAATTCACACCTGAAGGTTTTTTTAAAATGACTTTTGGTGGTGGTAATACTTCTGCTGATGACCAACTTAGAGATTTTGCAAGAAATGGAATTAATGTCCAAAGTATGCAAACATACTTAAATAACTTTTCATTAGGTTCTACATTAAAACCAAACACAACATTGTTTATTCAGTATAGAGTTGGTGGTGGACTTGCAACTAACTTAGGGGTTAATGTGATTAATCAAGTTGGTAGTGTTTCATTCTTTGTTAATGGACCTTCAGAAACAACTAATACTTCGGTAGTTAATTCATTAACTTGTAATAACGTAACAGCCGCGATTGGTGGTGCTGGATTACCTACTTTGGAAGAAGTTAGAAACTTTGTCTCATTTAACTTCGCAGCTCAAGACAGAGCAGTTACGATTAGTGACTATGAGGCGTTAATTAGAAAAATGCCGGGACAATTCGGAGCACCTGCCAAAGTTGCGATTGTTGAAGAAGATAATAAAATTAAAATTAAGACGTTATCATATGACACATCAGGTGCATTAACATCTATAGTGTCAAATACTTTATTAACTAACTTATCGGAATACCTGTCCAACTATAGAATGTTAAACGATTACATTTCAGTTGAGACGGCTCAAGTTATTGATTTAGCGGTTGAAGTTTCTATCGTTTTAGATGCGAGTCAAAACCAGGGGGCTGTAATTGGTTCGGTTATTAATAAACTAACTGATTATTTTAATCCGGCGATTAGACAATTAGGACAAAATGTTAATATTTCTGAAATAAATAATATTATACAATCAGAAAACGGTGTTTTGTCTTTAACTGATTTAAAAGTGTTCAATCAAGTTGGAGGACAATATTCTTCTTCAGAAACTTCTCAATCGTATTCTGATTCGGCAACAAAACAAATCGGACTTATTGATAATACTATTTTCGCATTACCTACTCAGATATATCAAATTAGATATCCAAACAAAGACATTACAGTCAAAGTTAAGAATTTCCAAACAGTATCAATTAGTTAATAATTTATTTATTAAATTTTCCACTTATCTTTATATTAACTTGTATTTCAATATGAAATACTTGATGAGATAGTTTTCAAAAACTGTCAATTAACTATTTATGATATAAATGGAATATATTAATGGGAAATTCGTATAGAATTAGAACAACACCAGGACAGGATAAGAACTTAGTGGTTCAAATTGACCAAGACTTTGAACAACTTGAGATATTATCACTTAAGATAAGACAAGACGATGTCTATTTAAGAATGTGTGCAGATTACGGTGTTATTGCAGGTAGGGTGTTTGCAAATAATGGGTATGGTTTACCTAATGCCAAAGTTTCGGTATTTGTACCAATATTACCTGAAGATGAGAATAATCCTATTATCTCCACAATATATCCTTTTAAAACTTTAGAAGATACAAACGATGACGGTTATAAGTTTAATTTATTACCTTATCTACCTTCTTATTCTCAACACGTTCCAACAGGAACTTTTCCAAGTAGAAAAGATGCTTTAGTTAATCAAACGGCTGTTGAGTTATACGACAAATACTACAAATATACTGTAACTACAAATGATAGTGGGGATTATATGATATTTGGAGTTCCTGTTGGAACTCAAACATTAGTAATGAATCTTGACTTATCTGATATGGGTGAGTTTTCATTGGCTCCTGCGGATTTAGTTAGAATGGGTGTTGCGACTGAG